GCCAACGGTACCAATAGCCATTACAACTTGACCACGAGCAATAATCTCTTCAGTGCCGTTCTTTACGTGCCAGTGCATATCCTGACCGATATTGAACCACTGAGAGTCGTATGGGTAAACGGATACAGTATCTACGTCAGCGTTCCACGCCATATAACCCTGAGACTCGTCTCCAGTAAGCGTAACAGCAGTATCAAACTGAACGTAATCGGTAGTTACTCCACCTACGTCAATAGTATTTGTGGTAGTGTTGCCACGACCAGTAACTGTATCAAGTGTATCGTTTTCTGCTAAAGAGATAGTGCTGTTAATCCACTCGCCAGAAATATCATCATAAACAAGGAAGTCCCCATCTGCGGGGTTATCTATTGTTACATCAGATAGACTCGTTAAGCCTCGCTGTGGAAGCCCTGAAAGGTATGTGGTGGTATCAATGCTACCATCTGCCTTTAAAAAGCCACTAGAAGTCCCAGAAGGGGTCTTAAATCCAGTGAAGGTAACCTTGCTGTCTGTGTCAATCTTACCGACCTCTGTTGCTCCCCAATTAAATGAGATTAAAGTCTCAGTTACACCGGGGTCTGGTTGGATGTTACTGCCTGTATCAGCAGTGATAGCCATAGCAGCAGAAGAACTATGCGTAGGTGCGCTAACACCACCAACAGTAATGCTATTAGTCGTACTAGCACCAAGCGTTGTTACGTCATCAAGGTTCTGCGATTCGGTGTATGAGGTAAGGTAAGTAGAAGTGTCAACACTGCCGTCAGAACGAAGGAAACCCGTAGTTCCGCTTGTCTTAAAGCCCGCCCCGGTAACATAGCCATCCTCATCAACTGTTACTACATCAGTGGAGCCAAAAGAAAATCCAAGAAATGTAAATTTTGGGTCACCTATTTCTGTTTGATGGGTAGAAGCAATGGTAATTTTACCATTATACTCCATAATAGGAGCAACAATCTTGGTAGACGTTACGTTACCTACAGAGATGTTGTTTGCTGTGGTATTGCCACGACCCGTTACAGAATCAAGGGTGTCAGCCTCGTCCATATCTGGCATATCGTCAGCAACCCATAGGCCGCTTCCAGAATTGTAAACGAGGATTTGACCCTCGGTAGGGTTTAAGTTACCAACGTCAGCAAGCGAAGAAAGGGTGTCTGAAATAGTAAGAAAGTCGTGTGTCCAGTTGACCCAACTCTCACCGTCAAAACGCAACAGCTGCCCTGTGGATGCCGTGCTAATTATTACATCCGTAAGGTCATTGAGTTCACCTACGTCAGAGGAGCCAACAGTAATCCACTGAACGCCTGTCTCAGTGGTAGATAGTACTTGACCACTCGTACCAGCGCTATTAGCATTATCAAGGACAGTTCCATCAAGACCTACGATGCCCGTAAAAATCTTTCTTCCTCGTATGAATTGATTGCCTAAGGTGCGGACAAAGGTTGAGAGATTCTCCATTAAACGCTACTTTATCATTGGTTATTGACACTCTCCCGTAATGGGGGCTGATGGATAAAAAACAGACGAATTGTAAGTATCGTCCTCATTGAAGAGGTCGTTAGTACTTGTCTTAGCTAATGCCAAAAGAGTGGCGTTGGCCTTGATGTAATTTACAACACGCTTATTAATATATTCAATCTTAGAGTCAATAGCACCAACGATAGCGTCCAGTGAAAAACTGTCAATAGACTTCTCCTCGTTCTTGGTTTTGGCGATAGCAGTACGCAATAGCGTAGCAGCCGCCTTAACGGAGTACAGACACAAGCTGTACTTGACCAACTTGAACAATCCAAGTTCCGTTTCAGTCACGGTTTCATCATACACCTTCTGCTCCAAGTCCTCATACAACGCAGTACCCAGTAGGTCCTGAATGGAGGTAACCTGCTCCATCGTAATGATAGATAGCAAGGCAGCACGGTCTAGCCGTGATGGGAGCGGATAGTTCTGATAGATGTAGTTATCGTCGATGAAGATTACCTTAACCATTTTGTGCGGGGATATCAGTTGGGTTAGCGCCCTTAATGGACTCTAGATTGATTTGTTCTTCCACAATACCAAGACCAATCTTTTCGTAATTAGCCGTAGCAAGAATGCGGTTAATGGCATCCATCAACAGGTGGCGGTTTGGCAGGGTCTCCGTAGCTCGGAAAATCTGGTATGCCGTTACAAGTTCATTACCCGTACCACCAAGTTTGCCAGCCACCATAACACCGAAAAGCGTGGGCGAGGTGACGTTATGTGCGGTGAGAATCTTCGCATCGTTAAGTCGAGATAAAATATCTACGGTCTTGTCAAGGTTGTTCACATCCAAAGTCTTGAACTCAGGAGCCTCGTCCTTATTCTTAACCCAAGACACGACAACAGGCTCTGCCTCAGAACCCACAAAGGAGTTCTTGAATTTGTCGTACTCCTCGCGCTTCTGTTCATTGCTCATATTGCGTCCAATAAAGGTAGCTAATACCTTGGGAGTGAACGAATTAGCGGCAGAGTTTCGGATGTGCTTGCCAAACTCGAAGTCGGCATTGATATAATGGAAAGCGGAAACGTAGTTAGGCACACCATAAAACTGGTTGCCACTGTATGGGTTCTTTACGTAGAGGACCTGCTCCCGGGTCTTGCTAAACTTATCGAACGCAGGATACTTCTTAGGAGTGTTGTGTTGCATTGCCGTAGCAGCCACACCAAAGCGTCGACGCACAGCATAATGAGTGACCTTGCCGTCAGTAGGCTCCGCAGCGCGTACTCCTTTAATGTCCAAAGACCGCAACTCAATAATCTTATTATGTTCTGCATTCCACTTGATATAAAAGGCAAAAGCTCCGTGAAGCTCGTATTGAAAAGAAGCGTGGATAATCTGACTGTAAAGCCCTTGAGCCTTGCCAGCACAGTTGGCTAGGAAAGCCCGAATCTCAGCTTGTTTGGTGGGTGTACGGTATGCCTCAAGGTCATACTTAATATCGTTACCTGCAACCATCTTCGCCTTCTTAGTGACGATGCCTGAGTGTACAGGTGATTGTTTAAACATCTTTTCCAAGACGACAGAAAAGTCGTCATTGACTCCGAATTTAATATAGTCACCAACTTCTGTAGTGCCGACATTATAGCGTCCGCTCAGAGATTCGATAGACTTCTCTAAAGGATTGGTTGAGACGTTTGTCTCCGTAGCCACAACGTAAGTGTTGGAGGCAAAATAGTCTTTTACATTATCCCAAAGTCCCATACTCTATAATTTACAAGTTACTAATTTTAACTGTACTTGCCAGCAAAGAATTTTCGTTGGTGCTGTTTACGTACACGTGGTCTTTCACGTTACAAAGGTACTTGGCATAATCGCTTTCTGCACCAGAAATCGTTAAATAATACTCACCACCTGCAACATCTGTATCGATAAGGTCTATGGTGAGGGTGATAAAATAATTACACTGCGAAACAGTGGAAATATCTAGAAGTCCATAAAAGTTATATTTGGTGCCACCAATAACCTTTTCTAACTTTATGTTATATGCCTCAGCTTGCATATCATACGTCTTAATAAAAGAGACGTAGTTGATTACTCCGTTGCGTATTGACTTCATATTTTTAATATAAAAAAGGGGAGGGGATTCCCCCTCCCCCTTGAGTTAGGATGCCTAATTATTAGGCGTTAACCAAAGCCCAGTTAGAAGCGTTCAACGTATAAGCCAATACGTTCTCGTCACCAACCAAAGTCAATTGGTAGCGGTTCTTGTCAGTACGAGCGATACCAGAAGCACCATCTACAGTACCAGCGTACAAACCGAAGTCATAACCTACCATATGGTAAGTTCCAGCAGCAGTCTCAACGAAAGCGACCAACTCAGAACCGGGACGAGCAATCGTCTCCAGAGTGGTGCGCAAAGTGGCACCCATACGGATGAACTCCAACTGAATCGTAGGAACGGCAGAACCAGAACCGTCAGCATTCAGGGTCTTCACGTCGGTGAAGTTAGAGAAGCCATCCTTGTTGTTAAACCCAAGACTCACGAGGTCAAGACCGGCAGTAACCAATCCGCCAACAACAACAGTCACCTGACCAGTTGCGGGGTCAACAGTTACACCACCGGAGATGAGGTCCAAGGCGTTCTTATCACAAAGGTATACGGTCTTGAGTCCACCTGTTGACAATTCGTCACAAGAGTATACAATGTTCGTAATACCAGAAAAATCTACAGTACAACCCATTTTTTCTATAAGTTTTAAAAGGAAGGGGTTTTACCCCCTTCCGTTAATTAATATTAGGCGAAGTTCTTAGCGTAGACAATCTCATCACCTTTCAGGTAAGAGAAGCCCAACTTGAACTGACCCCAGATTTTGTCAGAGGACAACTCAGCCTCCCACTTCATATCGATGGCGCGAACATCGTTATACTCGTCCGTCAACATAACTACGTTTTCGGGAGCAGAGATGAAGAACTCACCAGCAGCCATTGAAGGGAAATGTACAACCTCCATACCGTAGTATGCGGGGATGTTACCCTCAACAACACCTTGAGCGGTAGTAGTGTACAAGCCAGCGATAGCGATTTGGTATGCCTGAACAGCGGCAGTACCCATAAAGAAAGCGGGCTTCAAAGCGCGGTCAGCGTCACCGTAAACGGCAGCCAACATAACATCGCTCATCGTCTGGTAAGCACCCTCCATCAAGGAAAGTACGTTTGCAGAAGAGACGGCAGCATTGGTGTCGTAGTCCAATACGGTAGCGTCAGCACCCATCTCGGTAGCGAGAGTAGTAGCAGCCAATTCCAAAGCCTTCTGAGCAGACAACTTAGCGAAGTAATCAAATACCCAATCCTTGAATTGTGCATCCATAGTCTCTTCGTTGTGCTGTCCTTGCTTCAACAATACAGAACGATAGGTAGACTCAAGAACATTCTTACAGTTCAAGAAAGCCCACTTGTACGTAGAAACAGTCATCTCTTTCTCATCGATAGAGGCAGAAGACAAGCCATCAAACGTACACAAGTCAGAACCAAAGGTCAAAGACGCATCGAAGATGGGTACTTGTACTTTGCTCTTAACGCCGTCAATAAGACGGAAACGGTCCAGCACTTTCGCGCTCTTCACCATAGAATCGATGAAAAGGTCGGGGGTGCGGTTTCCCCAATCCAAAGTTGCAACTGAAATTGCCATTTTAATCTAAATTTTAATCAATTAACTTAATCTACAAATAATCAATAAAGATTCTTACCCAAAAACTTGTTAATCATCTTTACTTTATCTGAAGTGATTCGCTCAAAGTTGCGTGTCTTGTCCTCAGCCACTTCCTCAGATGATGCCTCAGCACCTTCTTGTTCAGCAGACAAAGCCAATTCGGCTTCTTGAACAGAGTTCTCTTCTGACTCTTGATTTTCAGCAGAAAGTTCTGCCTCCTGATTCTCCACAACTTCGGGAGCCTCTTCTGCCAAAGCAACCTCTACAGGTTCTTCAACAGCAGGAGCTTCCTCAGCTACAGGAGCTGCCTCTACGGCAACTTCCTCAGCAGACATCTCTTCCGCTACCTCTTGCGGTTGCTCTGTCTCCTCGACAGCAGAAAACTTCTCTTTGGTTTCAGCCCATAGCTCCATAACAGCAGAGTGGTCTTCGGCAATCTTAGAAACGGCAGCCTCCAACTTGGCAATACGCTCACCAAGTTCTACAGCGAATTTGAAATCCATTTCACTACTCATTTTTTGTTCTACGATATCGGATTTAATCTCAATGGAAAAACCATTAAGTTCATTGGACTTAATATCAGCCCACAGTTCGTCAGACTCAACTTGAGCCTTAACGAATACAGTTCCAATCGGAAGATTAAAACCGTATGAGTTACTCTTGTCTTGGTCTGTCTCTTTCATCCAGACCTCAAGCATCGTTACGTCTTGTGTGTCAAGTGCGTGTTCGATGTTAAAAGAGTTAAACAAGCCATCCTTGCTGTACTTGTACATAATCTTTTCAATCGTATCCTTAGGGAATACGATATTGTATTCGCCCATCATAGGGCTGTTGCGGTAGATAGGCATATCCGGAATCATAATCGGACCAACCACCTGCTTCTTCTCCTCGTTAGCAAACTTAAAGGAGGGCTTCTCTTTTTCTGCGAGGGTGATGAAACCTTCCTCGATAGCTGGGCGGTTAACCAAAGAGATGCGGAACATACCGCTCTCCTGATTCTCCCCGAGGACTACTTTATATAAGGGTAAACTGTTCATTGTGCCTTGTGTTTAGAAAGCTCCTGCGACCAAACCTTTACAGCCTTCAAGAACTCTTCTTCGTTTACGGGGATGCCATCAGCCTTAAACTGCTTTAGCTGGCTCATAGCAACCTCTAGGCGATTCTCTAGGTCCTTGATTTGCAAAAGCATATCAATGATACCATCAATCATCTCCTTGTCTTGTGGGCGTGTGTGGGCAGACATCTTCTGCTTGCGAATCTGCTCCGACTTACGGATAGCCCAGTTAACACCTGAAGTACCGCCCCAGATAAGCCAAGCCACATAGCCGCGGTCTTTCCAAGGGGTAGATGCGTACTTAGGGTCTACAGTGGCGTTCTTACGGTGACGGGCAAAGGAAGCCATCCGAGCAATCGTTGTAGCCGACAAAGGCTCACGGCTTGCCAATTGGTTTGCACGTGTCCAGCCCACAATCGTCCCCCCTTTTACTTCATCCCCATACTCCTGCTTCCAACGCAAAGCACGCTTCGCATTATTCGTAGCAGAGATAGGATAGTCGTTGTAAGTCTTAGCCATTAACTTAATCTACAAAAATTGCTTCTACCTTTCCGTAAATGTGCTGATTATACATATTTGCATCAGTAAAAGATTTAACTATAATCGTTTCTCCAGTAGAAAGCGTAAACTTTCTATTAAAAAAATATCCGTTTACAAAATAGCTATTTGGGAACGCAGCATAGAAAGTAATCTTAGCGCGTCCGTTGGACTTAAAGCGTTCTGTATTTAAAATATAATCGTATGCCGCAAAAGTATTTCCATTTTTATCTGCAAAGCGAAGGTCAATAGTAGATGCGTCTCCGTTAATTGTGCGCCCCTGTAACTTTACTGTCGTGATATATTTATATACGTTTTGGTCAATTATCTGCCCGTAGTCGTTCTTTCTCCGGAACACTGGATACCTTACCGTAGTAGCGTTATTTGCGGCTCTTAAATAAAAGAAACGAAGACCTACTTTCTGATATTCTGGAATAGCGTTTTTAATCTGACCCGCTTCAGGGACTGATATCAATCCATCTTGAACAAGAAGTGGGTCGTTAAAGAAAGAGTCAAGGCATACTGATTTATTAATGGGGTTAATCAGACCGCCCTTAAAGTCAATACTAAAGTCGCCTTCGCCATCGGGGTTTAATTCACCCTTGTAGCTTCCAACAACAATTTCATTATCGAACTTGTCATAAATGCCATCAAAATCTGAGTTGTTGAGTTCTATATTCTTGTACTTCTCTGGAGCCGCGCTAACCTCATATTCCTTTAGATTATCTATGTAGTCGGTGATATCCAATGGAATCGCAGAACGAACATCGTTCATATTGTCTAAGATGAACTTTTGCTCTCCTTGGCGGTAGTCATATACAATGCTAAGTCCAAAGCGTTGCATAATCTCAATAAAGAGGTCATACGGAGTATATGAATCGTTATTGGACAGACTATCTTGGAAAGTAAAATTGTCTGAACCGGTTACACAAGGTAATTTGCTTGAGTTAGTAACCTTTAAGCCTAAGTCCGACCACTCGTAACCATATATTCTCTGTTTGCGAATGTCAACTTGTGTAAACTGTTGAGATGTAGCCAATGCTGCTGCTTGGAAATTACCTTGACCAATCCCATTGGTTGTGTACAAGTCAACGACCAAGGAGCCAGATGAAATCTCCAGTCCGATAGATACAGAGTATCTTGTGCCGCCTAGGAATCGATATACTTCGGTTTGGTCGATGTATGCATCAAATGCCGCAAATGTTAGTGTATTACTTACTCCACCTGTTAAATTAATATCTGGGTCATCTATAGAAACTGCATTTTCTATGGCAGATGGGGTCAAAGACAGAATGTTTCCACTAGCATCACGCATAGGAATACGGAAAGAAACCGCGTCAATACCAGAGTATCCACCGTAGATATATACATATGGAGTGAACTTAGCCGTGTTAATAGAGCTAATATCAACAGCAACAGGGAACAGTATATCACTGTACTCGTATTCGGAGCTTACAATGGCTGTTTTAAGCCCTGAGATGGTCACAAAACCGTTTGCATCAGTCCAGTTAACCTTAGCGTCAAAAGCACTGCCATATGCGATATATCCTAAGTTCTCCGAACCAAAGTCGGCAACACCCGTTGAGGTTCGATACTGAAAGCCATAATCGTATGCAATTTCAGTAGCGCTAGGGTTGTAGTTTGTTGGACCGTGCGGCTCATAGGTGTCCGCTACTGTCAACTTATAGTTTGTAATCTTATTGTAAGATAGGTTTGCTTGTTGCCCTGCAAACTCTACCGACTGTATGCCTAGCTCTTGGTCTTGATTGTATGGAACATTGTATGGATAGGGAAATAAGAAAGCCGCACGCTTATCTGGCTCTGATGAGGAAAGATTTGATGGGTAGAGCATATACAAGTCCTCTGCTTCCCACGTAGCGGTTCCTGCAATAAACTGAGATGTATATTGGAATCCAAGAGTACTAAACACTCGGTCAATAAAGTTTACGACACGAAGCGCAGGGAATAAACCGAACTTCTTACCGTCAATCCCCCAAGTTGTGAGCTGACGGGCTTCATAGCCCGCTGCCTTTTGAATATTGTCTACATCAATAAAAGGTATCTCAATATCACGCTGATTGTAATCCTCGTTATTCTCTAAGTATGTCTGAAGGGTGCGGGCAGTCGTAGAAAACGTATCGTTATACAACTGATTGAACTTCAGGTCTCTTAGGTCTGAAGCGAAGTTAGCAGCCTTGTCCGTGAAGGAGATATTGAAGTATGGCTCAGGACTATTGATGACTACGGATGTTATGCTCGCTTCCCCTCTAGAGATGATAGCTGTACCGTTGTAAATAATATAGTCCTGCTTAGCACGAGACCCAATATCAAGCGCATTGGAAGCATTGTACTGCAATACGGACTTGTTGTTAGAGGTATATGGGAACTTGTCCTCAAAGGAGAACGGAACCTTTATGCGCGAGGGGTCCTCATTGTCATAATAGTCCAGGGAGATGCTAATCTCTTGTTCTGGAAATAAATCAATATTATTCCCACCAATAACTACGCGATAGCTCATTAGGCTATGATTCTAAAGGTTACGTCCTTACGGAACTTATTGTTAAACAACTCAAAAGTTGTCTCAGGCATATACACCTTGTATGCTACACCATTTGGACTTGCGCAATCGTCAACCATAATCGCATTAGATGCTGTTGCAATATTGCTGAAGTCTTCAAAGAAATATCTACGTGTGCTATCTAGAATGAGGTCATAGTAAGTTTTTACCTTGTACCTAATATACTGCTCTGAGTAGGCAGCCGTTTCTACTCTAGCGTTGATGCGATAAGCGTAAGAAACATCACTATTTACAGTAATGTACTCGTCATATGGTTGCTGTGGTTCCGTAAGAGCCTTGGCATATATCAAGAAGGTATCCATACTAGAGATAGTGTCAGAATAGATATTCTTATCGTAAGAAAGAGATATAGCCCAGCCGCCACCAACTACTCCAACCTTTCCAGTCAGAATACCATAGATGAAAATTGAGTTGTCTGCCGAGCTGTAAAGTTTTACAACGTCCCCGACAACAACACCATTGTTCAGGCTAAAGTCTGGCTCTGATTCTATAGTTACCAAGCCATTGGAGTCATCAACATAACTAGCAATAGAACCTTTGACAGAAAGGTCTGCCTCTGGATATGATTGAAAAGAATAGAAGTATGTTGCCATTAGATATTAGAGTTTCTGTCTTTGATTCTACGTGCGCTATTGTCGTTCTGAAGGTCAGACGAAGATACGAAAGCCCGTACCGGACGACCAGTATTAATTGCGGTCCCTGTAGTGGCTTCTGCAATAGCCTCTAGAAGCTCTAAGCTTCTTGCTGAGTCATTTTGAACATTTACAATTCCGCCTGTAGAAAACTTATATTTGGGTGAGTACTTAGTTTCGTTAATTTGGTCTAGAAGGCTTTTGTATTTTGCCGCTGACTTTTTGTTCACGATATACTCACCGCCTTCCATCTCGTATCCGCTCTTACCTTTTACAGTAAATGGAATACCGCCTTCTTCGTGAGAGGGACCGTAGACCATACCACCCTCGGCAAATTTCTTATTGTAGAACTGCCGCTTTTTAATTGCAGAAACCTGGGCAGCGTATCTAGCGATTGCGATACCTGATGTCAAGCCAGCAAATGCAACGTTTTTTGGGAACTCCCGTCCTGCAGCGATTTCATTGATAAAAGCTTTAGCGATTGCTTCCGCTAAATCTGTTCCGGCTTGACTTATATCTCTCTTTTTCTCAGTTTCGAAAATCTCTCGCTCTACTTCATTCTGCCGTTGAACCTCCTTCTTCTTTATTTGCTCAAGACGAGATGCGTATTCTTCTTGAGAAATAACCTGAGAGTCAAGCTGAGCCTTTAGCACGTCCTGTTCAAAGCTTGAGCGCTCCCGAATCAATTCCTTCTCTGCATCAAACTGACGCTTTAGGTTGTCGTACTTCGTTTCGTTAAATGCATCTAAAGCATCGATTCCAGCATCAAGAGCCTGATTCAATACGGCGGTGATGTCTCTTTTTAACTCTTCAGAGAGCTTTTCTGCAGCATCCTTTGAACCTTTCGCCGCTTGTGCATACGTAGCATCAAGAAGAATTTTCCGCAACCTCTCTTTATCCTCTTCACTGATTGAATCTCCAAAAGCCTCTATATATTGATTTATCTGGTCTTGGATAAAATCAGATTGGGCAAGCGAAAACTCTTGCGGGTCAAGTTCAGCGCCCTTAAATGTTTCGTTAAATGCTTTTGCAATTCTCTTCCCCACGTCAAGCAAGTCGCTAGGCTGAATGTCAATATCTTTAATTGCAGAAAGAAGACTTGTTTTTTGTTCGTCCGTTAGTATCGTCGATTCCTTAATTACTTGATTAAGTTCCTCAAAGGCGGCTTTCTCTTTTAGCAGAAGTTCTGTTTCAATTTCCCGAACTCTGTTAGCATCACCCTTTGCTTTTGCTCCCTCAAGTTCAATCAACAATGCTTGCCGCGCTGCCTCAAGTTCATCTCGCTTGGCTCTGATTAAAGCATTAATTCTATTTTCTTCCTGTCGTTGCAGCTTTGATGACTCATCTGTTTGCTCTTTTACGTCACTTGTGTATTCAGAAAGAATATTCAAAAGAGTTTGAAGACCCTGAATCTTATTTTCGTTAGATGCTATCTCCTCGTCTGACAATTCAATTAAACCAATAGACGCATCAGAATTTTGCTTAATAAGTTTAAGCATTTTGCTTCTTACGTCTACTTCAAGATTTATTGCTTTTGTTCTTTTCGCTTCTCCAGATTCTAAGTTTTCAATTGCCTTTAACTCATCTTCAAATTCCGAAACAACTTCCTTTCGCTCTTCCAATGCTTCAGTAGATAGACGAATCTGTTGAACGTTTTGCTCAATGAGTCTATTTACGCCAATAAAGGCTTGAGCTTGGTCAATTAATGTTGCAAGAGATATTTCTTTTACGCCATTCAATGTTAATCGAATAAGAGACTTCTGCTCTTCACTCATTTTTCTATTTTGAAATAATATCTCTTCCAGCGCTACTGCAGCCTGAGCGGGCTGTTCTTTTGCTAAAAGCTCAAATACTTTTGTCGCCTCCTCAAGAGACAATTTACCTTTCCCAATAATGTTTTTCAAAACACTATCAAAAAGCTGAGCATCTTTATCCGATGCATTTGCAAATAGAGACCGAGCAGCCTGTTGCGTAGTAATAACGCCACTTATTACAGCCTTTGAAACCTCATCAAGTTTTCCGGGAGTTTCTAATGCTACATCATTTACCAATTTATACGCTCTGGCTGTAGCTTCAGACTCTACGGACAAAAGCCCAATTAAATCCAAAAAGAACTCTGAACGAGTTATGGTTTTTCCGATTGAAATAAGAAGCTCATCAAAGGCGCTTCCTAATATCTTTACAGCGCCACTGGTTGTTGACATCTGCCTTGCGGAAGAAGATAATGCAGAAGTTAGCAAGTATGACTCGCTTGAAAGCTCCTCAATTATCTCAACATTACTAGATAGAACCAATAATTGCCCAGCTGCCCTATCTCCAACTAGCTCTACTGCGTCAGCTAGACCAATGTTTCTTTCTGAAAGCTCACGAAGTGATTGAGCAAGCGACTTGCCCTCTTCCTTTAGCTCAATAAATATTTTACGGAGACCAGTACCAATCCTTGAAGCCGTAAATCCAGAGTTGGCGAGGACCTGCATATAGGCGGCAGTTTCTCCAAAAGTAACACCAGCCTGACGTGCGAGCGGTCCAATATACTGAATTGAAGTAGCAAAGCTGTTGATACTCAGTGCGCTATTATTAATTGAAGCAACAAGGACAGCTGCCGTGGTTCCAGCCTCAGCCGCAGAAAGACCAAACTGATTATTTACTTTTAATACAGTTTCACCAACTACATTTAAGTCCTCTCCAAGCGCTTGAGAAGCTGATGAAACGGGAAGGATTAAACGCTCAACCTCGATTGCTGTTGCTCCTAGTTTAGAAAGAGATATTGCCAAATCACCTACTTCTGAAGCGGTGAATCGAGTTTGAACAGCGCTTTCTCTAATTGCAGCAGAAATAGCATCAAGCTGCTGCCTTGAAGCTCCTGAAACCGCAGAAAGACGGCCTATCTTTTCTTCAAAGTTTACAAATGCTTGAACTGAGCCAACGATTGTTGTTTTGGCAAATGAGACCGCAGTAGATAACGCGCCATAGATGCCAACAAAACGAAGAACTGTTCCTAAACTAGAAGCAATCTTTTTTGAGGTAAAGGCAGAACCAAGGGTGTCAAGGAATCCTTTGTTTTGATTCTTGGCGTTTTCTGCAGACTTACCAGCTTTATCTGTTTTTGCTGATAAAGACACAAGGCTTGAAGAAGCCTTATTTGCAGAAGAAGTTAGCTCCTTTACCCTGTCATTAAACTTCTTTACAGAAGAGGCTCCGCTTCCTACGTTTTTGTTGTAGTTGGCTAATTCTTTTGAAAGATTATTATACTTGCCAATTAAAGGATTTAAAGTTTCTGATTGAAACTTATTCACCTCGGCAGCGCTTGCTCCAGAACGTATGAGATTAGCGAGTTGCACATTTGCATTGCGCAGCGCAGACTCAAGATTCAGGAAATCCTTTTTTAGTTCTTTAAAGCCTCTAGTTTCAGCCATTATTTCAGTGATTGAATAAATCTAAATTCTACTTCTGCTACGTACTCCTCGCTCAAGTAATCTACAAATCTTGCAATGGCTCTATCTACCGCGTATTCTGATACTTTGAAGCTCTTGCTCAAATAATCAGTTGTAAAATCAGTAGACCTGTCTGGTCTGCTTAGGTGTTTGTTAGCAATGGCTACAGCTAACTTCTTAACCTTATACGCCTTGCTTGTATCAACATCAATGCTATTTCTCCAGTATGCTGGACTCTTTGTTCTAATCCAAGACATAAGTCTTTGAATCTTGTCTCCGCGACCACTAAAGCGAATCCTTGAGTATTGCTGATTTGTAATTTGTTTTTTTTGCTCTGAATCTAAAAACAATCCATATTGAGCGCTACCAAGACGAATCTCAAACTTTAAATCAAAATATTTTATGATTCCTGTATATTCGTCAAACCTTGTTTCAGATACTCTAATTGCATTACTGTAGTTGAATCTGTAAAGTGCAGCCAACAAATTTCCCTTCCCAACGTTTTGGTTTCCCTTTAACGTGGAAATCATTTGCTCTTTTATCTTTTCACGTTTAAATTCCTGAATAAGTAATGAGCGAAGTACACCAATTTGCTTCTGCTTCGATATCATACCTCACGAACCAACGAACTGCCGCAACGCTTGCATTTTTTTACTTCGTTCTCCTGACCGCACTCAATACACTTATAAGTAAGTTGTTTGGGTGATGGTGCTTTCTGTACGAAAGGTGCTTCTACTACCGTCTCTTCTGGTGATTCAATTACCGGAGTAACTGCTTTCTTTTTACGTGCCATAATTATTAAGGTTCAGGGGCTGGTTCGACAACAGGACCCACAGCATCGCTGTACTCTGTGTCTACGCCCTCGGTGTTTGTTGCTGTTTGAATAACGCGGATGTACTTGCTAGTGTCGCCTGAGACAAGTGCATACGTTGTTGCTGTCTCCCCAGTGATGTTAGTCCACCCGGCCTCTCCGTCGTCACTCACCTGCCACTGTAATGTGTTTGCGGGAATGGGGATGCCTTCAGTGGAGCTTACTGTCGCGGTGATTGTTTCACCGACCTCCGGAGTCCCTGCCAATGAAGGGATTCCAAGGATTGAAGGGGGTACTGGGTGTGCGATGGCATTGTTATAACCTTTTCTGGCGAAGTTTACGCTGAAGTCACAGTATGCCACTGTAACTACGTAATCGTCTTCACCGTCAACACTAACAACCTCTACCTCTTCAAACTGTACGTCATTGTCCAACTGCAATAGGTAATCTTGATATTGACCAATAACAAAGATATTTTCCTCGGTAGACATCAATCTAGCGCGAGCGTCATCAGCGACAGTCTTATCCATTACGATAAGGGAGAAAGTCAATTGGAATGTTGGTCGGTTGAGTTCCCGGGAGATGTTGGAGCTAGAGACCACGAGCTGCATACTGCGGTACTCAAAGTCAATGCTTCCAATTTCCTCTTCGGAGCCAAGAACACCAAACTCTGCAATCATCCGGTGACGGTCTGCAAAGTCTTTCGTTAAATCGTAAAGTTCGAGCAGGTTGTTCATACTGCGTTTTTTTAATTTACAAATTAGCGTCTATACATCGCCCTTTGACGAGAATCTTCCGCTCTGGCTCTAGCGTTTTCAATTATCGAAACTTGAGAGCGGTAGGATAGTTCTACCATAACTTCAGACATCCTCAATTCATAAATCTTTGGATACATAGTTATATCCTCATTTGCTAATGAGCGAACCACCTTATACCAGAACCATTGAGAGTTGTGGGTCGTTTCATCATCTTCCTCGTAGTCATCTTCCTCCTCTTCCTCTTGTTCCTTGATGTCCACCCTGTTGTAAATGACACCGCTGAATTTGTTAAACAATATAAATTCCCGATTTAACAACATTGTCTGTAAGACCGAATAAACATCAGTAAACAATTCCTCAAGCAACGCCTCTTTGATGGTTTCCTCCCTTTCGTAATCTTCATTGTCGAAAGACGGCTCTTCAATCGGTCTGATTATTAATGAAGCAACATAAAGCTCTGAGTTTTCTTTTTTAAGCTCGTTCTCTAGCAAGATAAACTGACCAAGCTTCATCGATAAGATGTTGGTGTATAGATTGAACCTTTTAGATAGCCTACTTACGGCACCTGGGTCTGGTGACTTGGGAAGCGGAAAATACTCTGCTATATGGTTGATATACTTTTCGCGCTCATCATCCTCCATACCCATAATGTACTCGACATAGGTATCCTGTCTGATGTGAGACATTATATCAATAAACTCTCTGAGCGTCATAAAAACATTGTTACTCCACCATCTTGCTCCTCTTTTGCGCAGTAAGCGCAAATGGCTAAACTCATAACCATATCATCGTGTTTACCATCCGTGTTACTGAACTGCAAGTTTCCCGTAATTGGGTTGCGTTTGGATTTGAAGTCGTAAAGTTCCTTAACCAGCTCATTGTAGTCTGGAATCTTGATGACCTTATCCTCAAACAACTTTATTAGGTTCCTTACAATCTCGGGCTTTGACTTGCTTGTTGTTTGGAATGGAATCATCTTGTACATAGTGTCGTCGTCCGTAATCTCGTCAAACAGCAAATCATTGTTGTTTACTTCAAAATAGCAGGCGGCCAACTTATCGTAGTGCTTTCTATAGAAGTCCTTTATTCTTTCTTTAAAGGAATCCGAATCAAGCCTATCCTCTTTGTAGTGGAACCTGTCTATGTCTATTACCTCATAGTTCTCTGTCATCGCCGTTAAGACACTATAATCTTGCGCAACGCCAATATCCATCCCAATATATACCCTTTCGTACTCCGATGGCTGGTGTTTGAGGACTGACTCTTCTATGTTTGAGAAAAGCGCATCCGAACTCACTGGCTTGCAAAGAAACTCCTGGTCAAACTGCGCCTTGGTCATATTCTTCTTAATGCCAAGGACCGTCTTCTCAACATCCGGGTCATTTAGGTCTAGGTACGTTTTCCTTATGGAAATTATGTCGTCAACGTTATCCTTGTCTAATCCACGCTGATACCAGTCCCAATACCAGTTCTTACCATTGAACGTACTAGACATCACCACCCGCCCACTAGTGCGAGTCACCATAGGTAACAATACCTCGTTAATAAAGTCAATACGCATAAATGCAGCCTCGTCAATGTAAATGAAGTCCAATGTCGCGCCACGAAGGTTGTCGCCAGAATCCGCAGAGCGGAACTTCACAAAGCTCCCATTGTGGAAGTACATCTCATTGTTCTTCCTGTCAAAGCGTTTGACAAGTTGCTGGAATACGTCTTGGTGATTGATAAAGGCAGCTTCTATGTCCTTCATAACCTTATTGGCTTGGTCCTGAATAGGACTTACCCAGAACATCCTAGTGCGGGGGTTATTGAGTCCGCGCATCACCGCGTCGTTCATCATCATAAACGTCTTGCCCGTCTGTCGCCCAGCGACGATTAAAGTGATAAACGGCTTGTCGTTATGTATTACCTTCAGGAAATCCTTCTGTGGCTGGCTTGGGTTGTAGAGATTAATCTTCATAGTCTACGTCAAGATACATCTCATCATCGTTTACTTGCTTGGTGAGGTCAATGGTAGCCTTCACATCAATCTTCGTTTGATGGACCTTAACAGGTGCCTTATAGCCCTGCATATCATTTATAATTTTAATGGTCTCAAGGGCCGTCTTAGTGTCGCCATTAGAAAACGCCTCGTCACGCATCTTTACGAGTAAGTCTAGGTTACTCCCCTTCGCCACCTCTATTCGTTCCTCAGAGAGCTTTACAACGTCTCTCAGGGCCAACTGGAAGGCCGTACCCTGCGTGTTTTTGTCTCTGTAGTAACTAGTGTAGTTTAATTCCTTGGCAATCTTGCCTTGGTTGGTTATACCCTCCTCCTGAATCCTCTGGAGGAACTGCTCTTGAAGGGTGGTTAACTCAGCACCACGTCCAGCAACCACCTGACCGTTATCGTTTCTTATTGATGCCATATACGGGTCGCTTATCCAATACATACTTATCCTGAAACACCAACGAGTCAAACTTGGGTTCGTACTCGTGATGGTAGTATTTGAAGAGGTTACTCTTCACACGCATAATGCAACTACCACACATCGTGTACTCACTCTCGGCCTTCTTGATGTGAACGCTCTTGCCGACAAGCGAGTTGTGCATCTTAAACATCTCGGACTTCAATGGCCCCTTGGGAAAGGAAGTCTTCAGTAACTCAAGCAATAGGTTTTCTAAATCCATACCCAAATATACAAATGAATGTTCATTCATTAAAATAATGCATTACGGTATATAGTCACTATAATAGTTACACTATAATAGTAACCATACCTATAGATACCCGTATAGGGTATCTATAGTTACTATTATATAATAGTAACTATATCTATAGTATCTACTATATACAAATAAGTTCGGCATACTAATGATAATTGTTAATAAATAATTCATTTGCGACCCCAATTCCATCAACTCCCCCCGGTCAGAGTAGTCAACCTAACCCAGGAGGATCCTTTTTTCCGGTCACATTGTACCCGTGGGCGCGTATACGACAAAAAAAGTTATTGTGCAATAGAAAAAAAATTTTTTTACTCAATACTTCGCCATACTATTGTAGTGTTCAAACGGAACAGATACAAAAATTAAATGCCGGGGGGCGTGGTACCCAAAACGAAAATGGATACAAAAGCAAAAGCAATTCAAAAGGCCGTTACCCTTTATCAAATTAACTCCAAAGGTGAAAAGGTGGAAAAGGTGCGCGGAATTGGAACCGAAGTTGAGGCCACAATTTACGCACTATCAAAAGTAGAGAAGGCGGCAAAAATGACAAAGCGAGAAGGCCTGAAGTACCTACGCACTTTGAATATTTCAAAAGGTCAACCGATATATTTCCCTTCTATGGAGCGTACCAATGTGGTCAAGTTTAGGGTATTAAGTAATAAATCCGTTCGGCTTGGGCAATTCGTAGACAATTATTCGCCCGAACTACTCACACTTTTGATTAATGAATTGACCGCATAACAAATTAACGCCCTAACATTACAAGCAATGGCCCACGATATTAAGGACATACAATCTCGCTTTGATAGCGTAGCGAGGGAAAGCGAAGCGGGAAAGCGTACAAGGTGCGCCCGAACCAATGCCCGAGGCAAAGCCAAGGGCGGGAAGGTTGCCCGAATTGGGGCAAAGTTGGAGGCGCAAATATCGCTAATCTCTTTCAGAATTGAACGAAAAGAGGCGCGGCAGAAGGCCCGTAGGGCGAAGCGTTAAACGCATAAATACTTCCGCGAGGCGGGGAACTACAGCACGGCTGTAGATGGTGGAGACCACACCTTATAACGGGATAAAGCACCCAAGGGCGCACACTATGTGCGCTCATTCAATGGGAAGGAAGCCAAAGCTTTTTTCTATTGTCTAAAATTGGGTGACTTTACCCATTTGTATAAACCTTAATCTTTCATCCGTATGAAAAAAGTACAAACCTTTGAGGACTTCGCGGTTCTCGCGTTCGGCGCATTCGTAATATGTTTGGGCCTTGTGTTGTTCGTGTCCATTGCCTCTGTAATCGTGAGAACGGCAGAACACTTGGACACATTGTTATTC